CTACCGCTAAAATATGTCAAGCATTTTAAATGATTTAGGAATAGATAAAGATGAATTTGATTGGTTCTCCCTTGCCATATGCAGGGGAATGGACACCAATCTCTTCTTTGATAAATATGAAACAGATATAAATATAGCAAAAAATATTGACGAGGCTTGTTTGAGTTGCCCAGTAGCAAAAATTTGTTATCAAACTGGTGTAGAAAATGACGAGTACGGTGTTTGGGGCGGAGTTTATTTAAACTCTGGATCAGTTGATAACAGCAAAAATACCCATAAAGCACCAGATGTATGGAAAAAGATTAAGAAGCATGTTTATGGAAAATAATCATTTTAAATATGGAGTAAACGAATGGACTGGTGAGCCAAATAAACCAGTATTCTATACTCAAGAGATGGCAAAAAAAATAAAAGAAATACCTAGTCCTGGTATGCTTTTAATGGATATAGTTAAATATCCAGACTTCTTAGCAATTAGACTATATGAAGATAATTTTATTCAGTTCGATGGATCAGCCAAAGAACGTGTAATTGATTATGTTGGAAAGGTCAAGAAATTGATTGAATCGTTTGGTGTAAGGTGCGAATTGGAAGGACAACCAAGTGCGGGAATATTATGACAGAGTAGCCATAGCTTACATTCACGATGAAAAATGTTATGGCACAGTTGAGAAACTCGGAGTTTACGCATCTGTGGTAAAATATAACAAGGACGGCCAAGATATAGAAGAGCTTTTAGATAATGAAGATTTTGTTATTGTAGATGAAATCGTATTTGAACATACAGAGGAAGATTAATTAATGGAAAAAATATTATGTTATTGTTGCAATAAGACTAAAAATCAATTAAATGTAAAGAGATCTAGCCTATTGCCGATAAACCTTTTAATGTGTGAGACATGCGTTACTTCAAAATTTGAGCCAAGATGGGTAGTAATATTGGCAGGTCGACAAAATGGGGCAGAAGCGGTAAGAGAATTTGTTTTAAAAAAGCGTTATTGTGGCAATGACATTTCTGCATCAGAGCTATTGATTTAAGTCAACTATAATTAATTATTTAATATTTAATTAATTTCCATTATAATTATTACTCAAGTATAATTACTTGTTATGAGCATGAATCCTTTGCAATGGATAGTATTAGCCGCTGCCGCCGCTGCAGGTATCGGATACTTTGCTAGAATAATTATAAAGGTAACAAAGTCTTGGTTTAATTTTACTGATGATTGGTACGGCACAGAAGAAAAGCCTGGAATTGTTCAAAGGCTAAATGATGGCCAAGATCATTTTAATAAAATAGATACAGAGCTTGCAACAATAAAGGCTGAATTATTTAATAATGGCGGATCCTCATTGCGTGACGCAATCGATAGAATTGAAAAAAATACTTCTAAATAAGGGCTAGCACTTCGAATTTATAAATAGTATACTTGTCATATGACCTGTATAGCCGCAATCGCTCAAAATGGTGTTGTATATATGGCTGCCGATTCCGCCGCTTCTGATGAAAAAACTGGTTGGATTTTAACCCGAAAAGACCCAAAAGTTTTTAGAGTGGGTCAGTATGGTATTGCTTTTACTGATTCTTTTAGAATGGGTCAAATATTGCAGTATGCTTGGACACCACCAAAATATAACCCAACTAAAACTAATTCAGGATTAACTAAATTTATGCAGACTAAATTTGTAGATTCAGTTAAAGATGCATTTCGTGGTCAAGGATTTGGTAGCGTTAATGTTCCAGGGCAAGAAGATGAGGGCGGAATATTTATGATTGGTGTAGAAGGTAGAATATTTACAATGGAAGATGATTTCCATATTGGAGAAGCTACGATTAACTATATGGCAGAAGGATCAGGCGCATCCTTTGCTATGGGATCTCTACATACAACACGCAATCAAAGAAACCCCAAGATACGTTTGAAGTCAGCCTTAGAAGCAGCATCAGAGTTTACAATGACTGTTTCACCCCCCTTTACATACATTCAGGTATAGAGTATAATTAATGTATGAAACTACTTAAAATATTTTCAGCTAGTCTAACGTTATTAACAGGAATTATTGCTGCCCGTAAACTATTAGATAAATATAAGGTAGGGCTTTATTATTATGACAAAGAAGAAGCAGCAGAATTAGCGGAATCTGAAATAGATTCAATGGACCTAAGAGGAACACCTACACACGAATGCATATGTGGATCAAAGGTTTTTAACCTCCCAGTAGCATTTGAAAACTATGAAATAGCAACATATTTTCTAGATATGCAATGTGTGGAATGTGGTAGTATCTATACGGCTCCTACCCCACTTGATAGAGAGAAGATGGAATGAGAAAGTCAGAAAGATTAAGACTGCTTGAAATGCAGGTTGTTCGGCTAGAAATGTTAGTTGAATTATATACACTTTCAATAGAGAACCTATTGGAATCACAAAACCTAAAGCCAAACGAATTAGATGCTGGAAAATGGTATCAAAAAAGGCTCAACGGTCTAAAATAACTATTGACAATCTGTTGTTATTTAGTAGAATAGTAGTATGAACAAAAAAATAATCACGGCTATTGCAGCCCTAACACTAGTTATACCTACAACCGCTAATGCAACACTAAAGAGGGAAGTAACCCTTCCAACACCAACAATTGCAATTTTGGACACAGCTATAGATACAGGTGTCAATGCTTTTAAAGATAAGATTGTTCATGAGGTGTGCATAATTGAATGGAACTCTTGCCCAAATGGTAAAGGGTTAATGGAAGGTCCTGGATCTGCAACATTACCATATCATTTAATTTCAAAAAATGGATTTGATCATGGAACACAAATGACTTCGGTTGCAATTGCAACTAACCCTAACATTAAAGTAGTGTTCATTAGAATTATTGGCAATACTCCTAATGGTGACCGACAACTTGTAAATCAAAAAACAATATTTACTGCTCTAGATTGGGTTATTGCAAATAAAGAAAAGTTTAATATTCAAGCAGTTACTATGTCTCAGGGCAGACACGATTTTACTAAAGCAGTAGGATACTGCCATAACACTCCACAAACTGATCAAAGAGTTAAAACTTTGGTTGCCAAAGGGGTACCAGTCTTTTTTCCTACAGGAAATTCAAGCGACATTTCAAGAATAGATTGGCCAGCCTGCCTTGACAGTTCAGTTTCAATTGGTTCTGTTGATCAACAAAATGAGATTTCATTTTTTAGTAATCACGATCCATCAAAAACGGATTTCTTTGCTCTTGGACACATGCCAGTATCTCTTCCAGGAAGTGTTCTAAAAGAGGCTGCTGGAACTTCTGTAGCAACTCAAGTTGCTGGTGCACAGTGGATTGCTATCAAACAATCTAAGCCTTCATTAAGCTATCAGCAGATATATAGCTTAATTTCATCTACTTCAAGTAAAACGTATAACTCAAAAATATCTTCTGGTAGATTAATTAATTTGGCTGGTGCTTTAAATGGCTAGCATGACCGTACTTGAAGAAATTGTTGAAGAAGTTTCAGCAGAACTATATCAAAAACTTTGGAATGCAATTCCAGTTGAAGAACAAACTGAAGATTCTTCTAGAGCAATTGGATTAAATTCAAGAGAAACAACTTTATTTGTAATTCAAACATTTATGAATAAATTCAATGCAGCAGCAGAAGAACTAAAAGATAAGTAATTTGATGGGGCAGTCTATTGACTGCCCCATTTTTATTTAGTAGAATAGGTATCATGCAAACATTTTTACCAGAGGCGGACTTTAAAGATACAGCACTACATCTTGATCGCAAAAGATTAATTAAACAAAGCGTTGAGAATTTACAGATTCTAAAATCACTTTCAGGTATGTATGAAAGTGGAGCATGGTCTAATCACCCTGCAGTTAAAATGTGGCGGGGACACGAAGACTTTCTGTTCCTGTACAATGAAGCCATCATTAAAGAAATAATCCTGCGTGGGTACAAAAACACAACCCACATTCAATTTGATGAGATATACAAAGAAAACTTTCTAGGATTAGAGTCGGATACCCCTTGGTGGTTAAACAACAAGAAGCTTCATTACACTCATAAAGGAAGATTGTTTGAAAAGAACCCAGAACATTATTATTTCTATAGCGATTTTGCCGATTATAAAGAATTAGGATATACTTGCTGCGAGGCTTGTAATTATTTCTGGCCTACTCATGTGGAGGTAAAATGATAGTTACAGATAATACATTTGATGAGGTAGTAAACTCACATAAAACTATTCTTGTTGATTTTTGGGCCGAATGGTGTGGGCCTTGTAAAAAAATCTCACCCATCTTAGATGAAATCTCTGAAGAAACCAATTTATGGGTTGGTAAGTTAAATGTTGATGAGAATCCTGAAAAAACAGCAGAATACCTTGTATCTACAATACCAACTATGGTATTATTTAAAGATGGTAAGCCAGTAAAAACTATTACTGGAGCCAAACCAAAACATCTTATGCTAAAGGAATTATCCGAATGGATCTAGAATTTGAGGCATGGTTGTTGTATGGGCAAGAAAAGAAGTGGGTCTCAGAAGTATTTTGCGATACTCATGAGGGTGGCCCACTTACAGATGAAGAAATGAAAGAATGGGATGAAGGCGGAGATCCGTGTTCATTTCACGTAAGAATAAAAGAATACGATTAAAATTCTGTGATCAAAAGGTTACAGATAAAACGAGGAGAAAAATGAATTCATTTAAAAAGATTGCGATTGGAATTGCTGCAGCTCTTTCAATCAGCACATTATCGGCAGTGCCGACAAATGCTGCTGTAAATGCACCCACACTAACGATTGATTCAGCAACTGATGCTGTTATCGCTGGTGAGTCTGCAACAGCAGTAGTCACATTGTCATTTATTGCAGAAACATCAGCAGATACTGCAACAGTTATCTCTGCTATGTTCTCTCAACCAGTAGGTGCAGCAAAGTCTGCAACTCTATCACTTCTAGAAACATCAACAGCTTCAGTAGTTATTGCAGGCAATAATGTTTCAGCAAATATTAACTCAACAGTTAATACCCCAACATATGTAACAGCGAAGTTCTTGGTAACTTTGAATGCACCTTCAGTTGTAGGTACATATGATGCTAAGATTCTAACAACTAATCCAGTAAATGGACCGACAGTTTCTTGGACGGTAACAGTTAAGGCAGCAGATATAACCCCTTCTGCTTCAACCACTACATCCATTCTTAATGCTGGAGAGACAACTTCAGCAACAGCAGATGCGTCAGTTTATGCACCGAAGGCTACCTCTACAGATGCAGCAGCGGTTATCGTTGTTACACCTAAGAATGCAGCAGGCGGATCTGCAACGGAGTCGATTCTTGCAACAGTAACTGGTTCAGGTCTTATTGGATATGGCACAAATGCTACAACAATGTCAGCAACTGGTCGTGCATTGGTAATTCCTACAGGAAATCACATTGGTGTATTTGCTGACGGTACAGCAGGAGTATCAACAATTACTCTTACTACACTTACAGGTACAGTGCTTGCAACAGAGAAGGTAACATTCTACGGTAATATTGCTACAATCATAGCAACTCCAGTTAAGTCTGTTATCCCAACAGGTGCAAACGCATCAACAGTCAAGGCAGTAGCATATGATGCTGCTGGAGTAACAGTTGGAGCAGGAACACTAAATGCCTATTCAAGCGATGTAGCAGTTGTATCTGATTCAGGTACAGCAGCAACCATTGTTAATGGTGAAGCAGTATTTACACTTACTGGCCTTAAGGCTGGTGGCGTAGCGATAACAGTTAAGTCTGGAACAATCTCTTCTAATCCAGTATCCACTCGTGTAGAGGGTGCTGCAGCAACTGTAAAGTTGTCTTTTGATAAAGAAGTTTATATGCCAGGAGAAGCAGCAACTATCAAGATTCAAGTTCTTGATCCAGCAGGACTCCCATTATCTGGAAAGACACACGCCAACTTGTTTGCTACAGGTGGAATCACTTCTACTTATGCATTTGGTTCAGGCTCAGATGTTCTTACAGCAACATCAATTACAACTGATGCAGAAACAGTAAAGTCTTATAGAGTATTTATGCCTCTAACAGAAAATACTATAACTATTTCAGCAACTGGAGGAACTTCTCTTCCGCTTGCTGGACAGGTTATTGCAGCAGCATCAACAAAGGTATCTAATGAGGCAGCAAAGGCTGCTACAAAGGCCTCCGAAGATGCTTCAGCAGCAGCACAAGCAGCAGCAGATGCAGCAGCAGATGCATCTAAAGCAGCAGAAGCAGCAACAGCAAAAGCTCAAGAAGCAGTAGATGCAGTTACAGCACTTTCTGCACAAGTTGCAACATTAGTTGCTGCACTAAAGAAGCAAATCACTTACCTAACCACTTTGGTTATGAAAATATCAAAGAAGGTTAAGGCTTAATTATATTAATAAAGGGGCAAGGAGATCCTTGCCCCTTTATTATTTAAATGAAAGGTTAAATAATGGGAAAACATAACGATAAAATTAAAAAAGCTTTAGAGCAAAGAATTGCAGCAACACCAAATGGCGGGGGATATAAAAAACCAGGATCTATGAATAAAAAGAAAACTGGATATAGAGGACATAAGGCCAAAGGCTAAATTAATTAATGAACATAGATAAATGTGAAATTCCTGGGTGCGTTAATGATGCAACAAGGATAGCGGGAATGTCAGAAGGCGGAATAATAGAGATTTGCGACGCTTGTTGGCATCAAAAATATCGTTCTTAATCAACTAAATGCTATAATATACTCATAGATGGATTTCTAGACCCATCTAAATACAACCCTATAGGAGTAATAAAATGACAACAAACGGAATCAACGGTGGCGGATTCGAAGCTGCTAAGCCAGCAGGATCATCACCATGGCCAACAGAAAACTATTCACCAGCAACAGGATCATTTCCAGCAGCACAAGATAAGTCTTCACAAGGTGCAGCAGGTGTAACAAACAAGATGGTTCACACTGCAGCAGAAACATCAGCATTCGGTACAGGTAAGTAATTATGTGTGCAATGTGTGGATGCGGTAAAGAAGCATTCATGGGCGTAGAGATGCCTAATCAAAATGTATATGATGTTGGAGCAACTGGATTAGTTTCTAATCCAGAAATGTTTAACACAGATTCTCAAGATACATTAGGAACAGAACAGTCCCTCCCCTTGACTAGTGCACCGCAGGTAGGAATTAATTAATGTCAATGGATGGAACAGGAATGACTCCACCGCCAGCTTCAGGAGCAGCAGGAGCCGTTACAAGCCAAGATGCTACCAGAAGAAATCCTAAGCAGAACTTGCGCTCAGGAATGAAAGTGGATAGAAATAGACATGGAATTAGACGTGAAACGTCCTTAACTCCAAAGCCACCCAAAAAAACTGGGCGGAAGAAAGTATAATTAATTACTTTAATGATAGCCCATACTTAACTGTATGGGTTTTCATTATTAAAGGAAGGTTATGATAGATCCATTTGAAATAGAAGTAAATAGAGATATTGATGATTCAATAGATCAAATGGAAGATGAATTTGGCTGGATCTAAACATAAAGAGATGGATTAAATATGAAACCAGGAATCAATATGATTAAATATCTTATTTGTAAGATTAAAGATCATAACTTAATTAAAGCAGGATCTTGCCCATATACTGGGTTAACTTATAATTATTGTGAAAGATGTAGCGCAATGATTCCCATCGAACCGCTTAGTCCTAGAGTATGTACGGCGCACCTTGGGTAATCCTAGGTATATGAACGAATCTTGGCTAAGAGATCAATACGTAGTCCAAGAGATAAGCATAGAGGATATTGCTAATAATTGTAAAGTAACGCCGACAACCATCATAAGGTGGCTTGACGAGTATGGTATATATAGAGATTGGCGTAGGCTAAAATAGTTGACATACCTTAATACATTTTGTACAATGGTTATATAAAGAAAGAATTTAATGCAAAATAAAAAAAGAAAGCTACTCAATAACGTTTATACTTTTCTTCCTAAAATGTATCAGGGATCAGAAGTAGATGAATTTGATGCCGCAATAGATTTAACAATACACACAAAAGCTCCAGGGAAATGGCTTTTGATAGATTTAGAAACAGGGCAAGAGTATATAGGATCTGATAAACCTAACCTATATGGCAAATGGACAAGAATTAAGGATAAATATAACAAATGATAAACCCAATCGGAGGACTACTCCTAGTTAAAGATAAAGAAGAGGGCGAAAAGATCAGTAAAGGTGGAATCGTACTGACCCATTTGGTTCAAGATAGCGGTCCTAAAGAGGCCACAGTGATCGCTAAAGGCGAAGGTGAGTATAATTATAAGGGAGACCTGATCCCTATGGACTATATCAGCGTAGGGGATATAGTTTACTATCCACAGCACGGCGGGACGGATATTGAAGATGAAGACGGAACTAAGTATGTCCTACTTAACGTAAAGAATGTATTGGCTAAAAAGACATGAGCTATTGGTCATATATATTAGCAGCAATTGGAGTAACAGGCATATTCTTTGTTGGGCGTAAGACAATTTGGGGATGGCTAGTACTACTATTGAATGAATGCCTCTGGATTATATATGCGCTAACTACTAAACAATACGGCTTCATCTTTGCAGCAATAGCATATGGAATTGTGTATATTAAGTCTTTCATACATTGGAGAAAAGATGGTTAGACATATAATGAAGATGGACTGGAGAGCCTTAGGCTATCAGGCTAAGTATGAAGTAATAGATAATAATATTACAGTCATATGGGAGAATATTGACGCAATTAGTGAAGCGAAAAGTGCGGCGGGAGAACACATTTCGTCAGTCCCTGACAGAAAGAGATAAAATGATCGATTGGCTAGCAAATAAACTATTCTGGTGGACTCCATTAAGAGATGCAATATTTGATGAAGTAAAGATATATCAATCTATAGACAGATCAATGTGGGAACATGAGAAAAATAGACCAACTAATCTTACATGGGCAGAAGGCGACAGATGGTATGGATGGACATATAACCCTGAACTAAAGCGTTACTATTTTAATGATATTGGAAGTGAATCGCTAATGAGCCTATGGGAAGAGCAATGGTCTAAAGAGAACT